GCGCATTAAGAATGCCAGGAACGTTTTCCATGACCAGAAATTTGGGATTCAAATGCTCAACTATTTCCGCATAACGGTTCACAAGCCTGTTACGTGGATCATTCTCCATCCCGTAAGGATCTTTGGCCCTGCCTATAAGGGAAAATGACTGGCAAGGCGGCCCCCCGATAACCACATCCACATTGTTACCGCCTGTCAGCCTTTCAAGATGGGCAACAATATCTGGATTGGTTATATCATCCTCAAGCAGCGCAACTTCGGGATGATTGACCCTGTATGTTTTTGCTGCATTCTTGTCATATTCAACAGCAGCAACTACCTTGAAGCCTGCATTCTTGAAACCTTCAGTCAGGCCGCCACATCCGGCAAACAAGTCGATAACTAAAGGTTTCCGTCGTTTTTTCATAAGCCAGATTACTTCCCGAAAACGCTAAAAACATCAATTTTACCTCACAAACAAGTATATCGCAGGTAAACGTAGAGGGATATATAACCCGCCTACAGATTGAAGGCAAGTCTGGGGAGTTGTTCTGACTTTACTTTCGGCTATAAAAAGCAAAAAATGGGCAATACTGGACTCGAACCAGTGACCCCCACAATGTGAATGTGGTGCGCTACCAACTGCGCCAATTGCCCATGCTATTCATCTAACTATGGAAAAACTGTGGAGTCTAGGGGTGGACAACTCAAAAACATGGTCTATAATGGGCATGTTCGAGTTACTGGAAACTCACCCCTATTGAGGGTTTCAGGCTTTTTCTCCTTTCCATTTCTGGGGTTTTGGCATCATACGTGTGAAGTATGCTCCCAGAACAGGGGTTTTAAGGAAGGAAAACCAGTACAGCCCAATAAATACGTGAGTTTCCGACTTTAGTTAAAGACGGGAGACTCACCATGAAGTATATCAAAACTGAGGAAAAACTGGGGAATTTTAACGAAACTGTGGAAAAACTGAGGAGTATTTCACAGCCCTTCCTTAACCCTCAAGAGGTTTCTAAGGTTCTTTGTAAAGATAAGAAAACAATTATAGACTGGTGCAAAACCGGAAAACTGGCTGCCACTCCTAAGCCCTATGGCAAGACCGTTACCTACCAGATAACTCCCCAGGCGGTGGAAGTCTTTGTGAAAGGGCAACAGGCTCTTGCTATGCCAGTGAAACGGGCAAAAAAACAGATAGAGGATTTAAGCACCTTTATCCCAGGATGGAAGCAAACCATGCGGGCTGGCCTTATCTACCGTTGGAAATTCAGCGAAAACACCATCAATACCTATGTTGGCTATGTGGAAAAGTTCCTTAAAACCCATCAGGCCATCAATAGCAAGGTTCTATCCTCTGAGTTGGTTAAATATCCTGAAACCCCGGATAAGCAAGTCTTTATCTATCGTTCGGTTATCTGTTTTTCCAAGTACCTTGTGGAGGAAGAGATAATGGAAATCGCTGTTCTGGAGAAAATGATGCGGAAGGAAATGCGGCCTGAGCCGAATAAGAACCCGGAACAGCCGATTATCTCGGATGAAAACCTGAAAAAGATGCTTTCTGGTTGTAAAACCAAACAGGAAAAAGCCATGCTCCTTTTGCTGGCCTCCACCGGCATTCGTTCAAATGAGTGTGCCACCTTGACCCTGGATGACCTGGATTTGGATAACCAGGAAATTCTCCTTCGGGATTGCAAGTGGGACAAAACCCGGCGAGTTGGCTTTTGCTTGGAAACAGCTAGGGTCATTCGGGAACATCTTGAGGAAAGGCCCGTTGTTAAGGCCAACGGCCTTTTCTTAAGCCGGTTTAAACAGAACATGGGACGGTGGGGCGTTTATCACCGGATAACCCGGATTGCAGAAGATGTTGGCGTGGCAGCCCCACCTCATTCGTTCCGTCGCCGGTTTGTGACATTCAACCTGAACCACGGGGAAAACCCAAAGAAAGTTCAAAAGGCCGGAGGTTGGGCCGATATTAAGACAATGCTGCGTTATGATCGGACATCGGAGAAGGAGGTGGTTGAGTCAATGAAAAATTGGCAAACCGTGTCTTCATTGCTTCAATAACCTCGTCTTCCGAGGTTTGGCAATAGTCACGGGTAGTTTTGATGTCGGAATGACCGCAGGCCAATTGGAGATAAACCAATGGGATGCCATTCCCGACGTTAATAGTAACGAAAGCTCGTCTCAGGGCGTGAGGACTGACTTGAACACCAGCCTTGCGCCCTAGCTTTTGGAGGCGCTTGTAGATACCGCTCCTGTCCATTGGCTGGCCGTCCTGATTGATGAGCAAAGGATCATTAGGGTTAAGGGTTTCGCGTAATTTCAGGTATTCCATTAAGGCTTCATACAGTCCTTCCGTAATTCCAACCCTTCGAGACTTCCCCCATTTGCCTTTGTAGAGATGGATTTTACGTTCTTGAAGGTCTATATCCCTCAACTTCAAAGAGCAGGCTTCCGAGGCACGTAGACCTGTTGAGGCCAGAAGAATAATGATTAACCGATCCAGGGGTCTCTTACATACGCTGATTAACTTCCCAATATCGGCTTCCTTGACGGTGAGGCGTTTGGGTTCCTGGTGTCTCTTGGGCCGTATAGCTTTTGCCCTTTCCAGAAATGACTTGTCAAGGGCACCTTCGCCAATCAACAATTTTGAAAAGGAAATAATGCTCCTGTAAATCTCATCCTTTTTGGCAAAATGTTCAATAGGAATGGAAACCAGTTCGGCCCGCAGGGTCTCAAAAGATACATTGTCATGCCTTTTCAAAAACTCCGTCACGTAATATCGGTAACACTGTTGCGTATGCGGGCTAAATGGCCTGCCATCCATTAACCCGGTAGCCATTGCCTGTTGCCAGAGGGTTATAAAATCAATGTGCTTTTGAGCGCTAGACATTACAACCCTTCCTTCAGGTCATAATAGAGAATTGCCAGCAAGTTCCAGGCGGCATGGGCGAGGTGGTAGGTGGGAATGCCTTCCGCCCCAACAACAACTTCCGGGTCAACCCGTTCACCCTTTCGGTAGGCGGCAATATGCCGCAAGGCGGAACCGATACGGTCTTGCTTGAACTGTTCGGCGTCATCCGTCCCTATGGAGCGTTGCCAGTTATTGGCTTCGTACTTGATGGCCCCTTTGGTGAAAACCTTGACCAGTTCCTCTTGCCATTCGACCGGCAAAAGTTCCCAGCGCAATTTCCCCGCATTGAAGCGGAGGGCTTTTTTCTCTGACATAGATGAACCCTCTAGTTATCCGATTCCGTTGGCATTGGATGATGAATGATGTGGATGTTCAGCATCGTGGGCAACAAGTCCACGGGATCGCAGAGCGAAATGAAATACTTGAAGTTCAGAAAGCAAAATCCAAAATGCCGTCCCTCTTCAAAATGGAAATGGGGAATCAGCACAAAATCGACGCCGGAGCCGGAGGCGATAATCCCCTTGAAAAACAGCCTCATAATGTGGCCCCCGCTGTTATGGGCTTCCAGAGGATGGGTTGCCCGATTTTGTAGTCGTATTCATCGGCCCGTAGGATGCGGGCAACTCTCGCCTGACGCAAGGCTTCCTCTTTGCCAAATCCGGCATCCTCAAACGCCTTCACTACGCATGGCCATAGCTGGGATTTGTCCCCATCGGCCATTGCGAGAATCTGTTCGGCCCGTTTCGCGCCAATCCCCGGACACCCTGAAAACCCGTCACTGGAGTCACCGGTCAACGTCTGGAAGAGGTGGTAATAATCCGCCAAGTCTTCACTAACCTGGACAACCCCGTTTTCCGGGTGTCTGGTATTGTAGTGAAGGCCGGGGATGGTCAGTAAATCCTTGTCGATGGAGACAACGATTTTTTCCCCTGGAACCAGCTTCGGGTGCGTTGCCAGAATGCCCAGCACATCATCGCCTTCCAGCGCTTCCTTTTCATAGAACTTGTAATTGTCCCGGAGGAACTGGCGAAGCTCTTTCAGGATGATCGGCTTTCTGACTTTCGAGCGGTTATCCTTGTACGTTGGCAGGATTTCCTTCCTGAAATACTCCCGGCTTGAATCGGACAGGGCAATGACAATGGTATCGGCGTTCAGGTTCTCTTTCAGAATCTCCAGAGATTCGGTCATTTGGGTTTTGGCAACCTTGGCATCGGCATGCAATGTCCAGAAGTCATCACCCCAGTTGATTGAGACTTCCGACGCGCAAGCGAATTGGTAGGCGATCACGTCACCGTCAATCAGTAATGTTCGCATCGGTTTGATTCTCCAGTGTTGGCAGTAAGCAGTTGAAACCTTTCCAGTCATAGACCCGGTAGCCATCCCATCCCTTGTTGTAGGGTGTGCTGAAACACACCGCCTTGCCTTCCGGCCATTCGTTGGCCCAGGCTTTCAGGTTCTCCTGGTTGTCATCCAGAAAGACATCCCCTTTGACCATGTATTTCTCGGAGGTAAAAATCACCTTGATGGGAAAAGAGAAGCGGTGTTTCAGCCACACCAGCTTGTCGGCATGACCCGCTAAACATGCGGTCAGAAAGACAACCTCGTGTCCTTCCCGGTGCAATTTTTCCAGGGTGTCGATAGCACCATAAATGGGCTTTAAATGCAGGAAAAATCCCGGTTCCCAAATCAGGTCTTCGCACTGTTCGCGGGTAGCACCGGGAATGGACTCATGCATGCTCCATGTCATAATCTCGAAGGGTTGGACATCCCGGTTGTACCGCCTGTTGAACACGTAGCACCAGTGTTCCAGGAAGTCGGCGATAACGCCGTCCATATCCACAAGTATTCGCATTGTGTAACCCTCACCGTGGTTCTAAAAATCGAAAATCATTGAACGCATGAACTTCTTTGTGGCAGTTGGAACAAAGAAGATGGCACTTGTCCGCCTCGGCCTTGACGAGTTTCCAGGAAAGCTCCGTCAGGTTGGCCGCATTCAGGGGAAGCCTCTTATCGTTTGGGTCTCGATGATGGAACTCCATCACGTTGGGGTGATAGGGTTTCAAGCACCGTTCACAGACGCCGCCTTTGTACGCAATCAACTTGGCCCGGAGCGTTTGTCGTCTCCGGGTTCTGTCGTCAGTGCGTTTCCGCCCAGGTCTTTCCAACTCTGTACTCTCCTGTGATTGGGCATTTGAAGTTGAAGTTGTCTCCCGCCCGCTCGAAGCATCGGACGGCAATTTTTCCGATTTCATCAGCCAGTTCCTCTTTGATTTGCAGTTGAATCTCATCGTGGATGTGGGCGACTTGCGCCCAGTCCCGGCCCCACTCATAGCCCCTTGCGGTCAATTCCTGATACAAGAACACCGTGGCTTGCTTGACCAGAAGAGCGCCCGCCGATTGAAGCAACGTGTTCAAGGCGGAATGTTGGGAACGGATATGCAACAGACGGCCATCGATTCCGATAAGATAACCCCGCCCCTCAACTTTTTGGGCAATCACTTCCTTGAGGCGTTTGATCGCGGGTGTCCTGCGGAGAAAATTACGAATCAGTCTTCCGCCGTTTTCTGCATCTCCACCCACAATACTGCCGATTTTGGCCGGGCCTGCGCCGTACAGGAAGGCGTAGATAAAGCGTTTTGAGACGATGTTTCTGGCCCAGTCGTGTTTCTCCAGTTCCTTGTTGTAAACCTCGTCAGCCGGAACAAGGCCCAGGGTTTTGGCGTTTCGCCAGTGAATATCCCCTTCTAAAAGCTCCTTCCCGAAAGCGCCGCCATCATACATAGCGAGGTAATGAGCAAGGCAACGAAGCTCAAGGCCACTTGCGTCAGCACCGACAAGGCAATAACCTTCAGGCACGGTAAAAAGACTTCGACATTCTTTTCCATACGGAACTCCTTTCGTTGGTACTTGGGCGATGTTCGGGTTCTTGTGCGTACACCGGCCTGTCACCGCGCCATTGGTAACAACTTGGCCGTAAATGCGTCCCTTGCTTTCCAGTTTTATCCAGGCTTGAGCGCCTTCAGCCAGTTGTCCGATACGCTTTTGAACCAGCAGGTACTCGGAAAGCACCTTTGCCTCCGGCCACGCCAGCTTGGACAAAACGGTTTCATCGACCTTGGGTTTCCCGTCATTGGTAAATTCCTTGGGCTTCCAGTCGCGTTGCGCTTGCAGGCGGGCCGCAATGTGATCCCGGCTGCCTGGATTGAAGGTGACGACTTTGACCTTCTCCGTGGGAACCCCTTTCACATAGCCATATTTGGCGCTATTCACCTTTGGGGTAAACGGGGTTCTTTCTTCCCAGGGAGGAAAGACCTCCTGTAACTGGGCCTCCAGTTCCATCCGGCGTTGGCAGAGTTGGGCGTATAGTTTTTGAGCCGATGGCGCATCAAAACAAAATCCGTGCTGTTCCTGTCTGAACAGAATTTCCGCAAAGTCGTGTTCCAGTTGAATAGCCTGTTCACTGTAGTTTTTGGCTTCCATCCGTTTCCAGAGACGATATGTAACCCGTGTGTCCTGTTCGCAATAGGATTGCATTTCCTCTGACCAGTCATCCCACGGGCCTTTAAAATCGCCCTTGTATTCCCCAAGCCGATGACCCCAGGCTTCCAGGGCATGTTTCCCAATCATTTTGGTTGGATATTCCGGGTGGGTGTTCCGGTAGGCAAAATCCCGCTCGTTCAGGTTGGTGTAGATCAAGCGGCTCAGGATGATGGTGTCCCGGATTTTTCCTTTGGATTGAAACGAGGGATGAATTTTCTGGATGGCGGGAATGTCAAACTTGATAATGTTGTGTCCCACCAGCAATTCGGCGTCCCTTAAAATCAAAAGACCCTCTTCGATTTGAGAGGGGCCGTAACTTTTGATTTCTCCGGTGTCGATGTCGAGTATGGCGAGACAGTGGATTTTCGTGAGTTCCGCTAAAAATCCATTGGTCTCAATATCAAAGACGACGCGCATATTGAGATGCCTTGATAATCGTCAGGCTGTTAAATAACAGTCTGCTGACCTTTCATCATCATCAGAAGCTCGATAATGACTTCTTTCTTGATCTGTTGTTTGAAGGCGAAAACACTCTGTTGGATAGTGGTGGTCAAAATCATGCCGCCCAACAGACTGGCTAGGATGACCAAAACAACAGCGCGTTTATCCGACAAATCAAGCCGTGGCTTTTTGTTTGGCATGACGCAATTCCTTCTGTTTCTGTAACCTATCCTTGAACCCTTTCCCTTTACACTCTTGGCAATACCGCCACCGTGGAGGTTCCACGGCGTTGAACAAATCCTTGTCCAGCCATGCCTTATTGCAGGCTTTATTTTTGCAAAAGTGGATCACGTAAATCATTCCTTAAGACCCTCCATCGTTAATGACAAATCCGATTCGATCTCATTTCCCCAACTGTTCCAGCCATGCCGTTTGTCACGGGCGAACAGTTCAACCTTTTTGGTGTTCGGGTACATTGCCTCAATCCGAAAGTGTGCCTCCCATGGTTTCTGTGAATGCTTTCGCCGGGGTGCAATAATCAGGTTCGATACGTCGTTACGTTCCGGTTTCATCACAGAACCCCCTTTTTTACAACGAGTTGCCAGGAGGCACACTTCGGGATTGGACTTGGTGTAGTAGCCCACACCAAAGAAAGGGGAACCTTCTCCCCAAAGCGCTTTCAAGGGATAACCCGTTGAGAGGGGTTCCCGGCTGGGCCGGTTTCTCAACAGCAGATCGATATACTCGTATTGTTGAATCTGTTCCTGTGTGGCGTTTTCCTTGACCCAGAGAAAGGCCACGGTTTTATACTCAAAACCCCAGGCTTCAATGACCTTGAAAGCGTCAGGAAGCATGGGAAACGTGGCCCAGAGAAAGAGAATGGCGTTATCGGCGGCAAGCTCTTGGATAGGAAGCTGACAAATAGCGTTTGTCGTCATCAAGTCATAATGGCCGTCAGCGCCTCCCCGGAACTTTGTTTTGTGGTTTGCGCGGGAATTATATTTCCACGGCGGATCGGCCAGAATGATCTCGTACCGTTTAGAACGGCTCTTGTTCGCTTTCATGTGCCTTATCCTCCGGTTTAAAGAACTTGTTGCTTTCGTTCAGGCGTCCGGTTTTAGGGTCATAGCGGAAATAGCCGGAAATGCCGGTTTCCCCACTGAAGCGATTTTTTAAAATCCGAACGGTGGTGAGGTTGGGATCAGTCTGGTCTTGCTGGTTACGTTCCAGACCGATGACCACATCGGAGAGTTGGGCAATCCCGGCGGAACCCCTCAGTTGTGACAGGGAAGTGGGAGCGCCTTCCTCATGGCCCTTGTTACCTTCGGGGCGCTTTAGGTGGGAGATCAAAATCAATCCAATCCCCAACTCTTCCACCAGAGAACGAAGCGCCGTCATGGTGTTGTCAATCAACCGGCGCTCGTCCCCCTCGCCTTGACCGGAAACCACGATGGAAAGATGGTCAAGAATGATCCAGCCGCAGTCAAAGCCACGGGCCATAAAGCGGATGCGGCGCAAGAGGTTTTCACTGTCGATACTGCCGAAGTGGTCATAAAAAAAGACCCGCCCTGTTCCAAGGGTTTCCTTGAAGGCTACGGAAAGGGCTTCATCGGAAACCTCATCTCGATTCAGATGGAGGGGGATATTAAGATGAAGCCCTAACAGCCCCAGGGCGGATCGCTTGATGTTCTCTTCCAGGGCAATGTATCCGATTCGTTCTCCCCGCATCAAAAGGTGATAGGCAATCTCACGGCAAGTCAGGGATTTTCCGATTCCACTCCCGGCGGTGAACGTCACCAGTTCGCCTTTTCGGAGACCGTGGGTTTTGGTGTTCAAACTGGGCCAAGGGTATGGAAGCGCGTCCGCGTCATCGTCTTTTGAAATGACCTCCCATAGCTCGTGACCGGCCACTATACCATCCGGCCTGAATACTCTGGCTTCCCAAATGGCGTCAACGACTTCCTTGCCCCGACGGGCAAGCAGCATTTCATTGGCGTCTTTCAGGGGGAGTGAGGCGATTTTGGCTTTGCCCGGACTCAGGAGCATCGCGCATTCGGCGGCGGCGTTTCGGCCATCCCGGTCGTTATCGAACATGAAAACAACCGTCTCGTACTGTTCCAGCCAATCCAGGCTTTTTTGAATGGCCCGCTTCGCGCCCTTCGCTCCGTTGGGAACGGATACAACCGGCCATTTGTGGTTTTGAATCTGGGACACCGAAAGGGCGTCGATTTCACCCTCGGTAATGACCACCATTTTGCCGCCATCGCGCCAGAGCCATTGCCCATAAAGGCTGGCCGCTTGTGGGAAACCCAGGAACTTGAAATTTTTGTCCTGAAATCGAATCTTTTGGGCAATCGTGTGGCCTTTTGGATTTTTGTAGTTGGCGATATGAACCACTTGCCCTTGGTATTGACCGATTTGATAATCCCATTTTTGGCAGGTGGCTTCCGTCAATCCCCTTGCCTTGATTTCCCGAACCTTGCCTTCAATCAGCTTCGATTTTTTGGGTTGCTGTTGTTGGTGTTCCCGCTTGTGGTATTCCGATTCGATATAGTTGCAATCGGGAGAGTGGCAAAATGCGAACCCGTCCGTATGACGGGCAAGGTTATCGGTACTACCGCATTTTGGGCATGGTTCGTGATGGGAGAAGACATGTTTAGCGGACGAGTTCGTATTTTGCATAGCGCTTCCCCATCGCGTCCGTTTTCAAGTGCGTTGCGATTTGATAACCGTCCTCACGGAGTTCTTTTACCCGTGCGGCCAGACGGAAAATGCCGAACATCCCCAATGCCTCCAAAGGCGTTAATGTGTGGCGTCTCCCGGTATCGGGGTTGAATCTTTTCAGATGCTCAAGAATGAGTCGCTTTTGGTTCTTTTTCATACAGGGTCTCCTTTGGTTGCAAAGAAAGGACAAACCCGGCAACAGGTATCCGTCACCGGGTTTGTTGAGAGAGGTGCATAAGGAGTGTGGTCAGGAGAAAAGTTCAGGCAGTTTCGCTTTGATATTTTTCAAGTAGGTTTCGTAGCGGTGAATCGATTTTATTTTGTATTGATCCTTGTCTTCACAACCCAGTCCCTCAATATGACCGCTAATCGGATCAATCTTGCTGTAAACGTTGAACCAGTCTTTAACAACAGGGCGGGATTTGTCTTTGACCTTCAGGAATTTCTTGAGGAGGATTTCAAGAACCGGTGAACCCAGTGGACATCCCGCCGTGATAAAAACGGGGTTTCCACCGGGAAAGTTTTTGATGGTTTCATAAGCGACAATACTTCCCAGGCTAAAGCCAATAACAATGGCATCCGGGTTTCGTTGTAAGACATCGGCAAAACGGTTCAGGATTTTCTTGCGGACACCGGGAACAACAAAGTACGTCAGGATGTCGTCCACGTAATCCTGGATATAGTTGGCGGCAAATCCGGCAATGGGGGTTGCGTAATAGGAAGCTGCCGCTCTTGCGGCGACAACCAGAATGGTGTTGACCCAGTTTCTTTCCATCAGGTCTTCGTAATTGAACTCGATGATGTTTTCCCTTGAAACGCCCAAGAGTTCGTCCGCTTTGAGCGTGTCAGACCATCCGGGGTTGTAGTTGCCAATCCCGTGAAGCAAAATTATTTTCATGACTGCCCCCTAGTCGTACCGTAGAAGGGCAGTCCAGGTTTTTGGTCCGACAACGCCGTCGTCAATCAGCTTGTGATGCTGTTGGAAGGATTGAACAGACCGTTTGGTTTGCGGGCCAAATATGCCGTCCACGTCGATTTTGTAGAACCGGTTCAGCTTGGCTTGAAGCGTTTTGACCAACGGGCCTTTTGCGCCTTCTCGGAGAACCGAATAAACCAACGGGTGGTAATCCGCAGCCTTTTGAATGGCTTCCGGCGTGTTGCTTTTTCGCTTGGCGTTCCAAGCCTGGACATCGAAAGAAGGGCATGCCCGGCCCGGTGTCACGTCACGATGCGCCACTGCTTTTGCCGTTGGAAACTGCCGCTCCAGTTCGGAGACCAGTTGTTCCAGGGTGTTAAACTGGGCGTCGGTAAAATTGTTCTGTGGGGTCTTATTATCATCGGCCACACCGCCGACTAAGCAGATACCCACGCTACGCTCGTTGACACCGTAAGCATGCGCTCCGACCTCGTTGAGTTCTCGGCCATGCTCAACTGTGCCATCCCGCCGGATGACAAAGTGGTAGCCGATTCTGAAATAACCTTTGGCGCGATGCCAGCGGTCGATTTCCTTGGCCCCAATGTCCATTTTGGCAGGCGTGGCAGAACAATGAACGACAATATAATCGGTACTTTTTCTCATTGTTGTTTGCCTCGCGGTTTGAATTGTTTGGGAATCGGTTTGACCGGCTCGTTCAGCCAGGATTGGGGAATGTGCCGGTGCGCGTACTTGAAGCCGTTGGTTTCACACCACTTCGCGTAAGTTGTGGAGGACTGTTTGCCAATGAGGTTGTCGGGGTTGCCAAAAACGAATCGAATATCCAGTTCCGGGTGCTGGGCCTTAATAAGCCGGTGTTTCTTTCGATCCGCCGATTTGAACCAGCCCTTGATCTCCACGATGATGCCGTTGGGCAGGACAATATCCGGCACATAGCGGCATTCTTTCCGGTAGGGAATGGAAAATGGCTCAAAATGAAAAGAGACCCCTTGGGCCTCCAGTTCTGTTTTGATCCGATTCTCAAACCCACGGCTTCGGGAGTTTTCCTCGTTAGAACGGGACATCCTCGTCCGAAACCTCTTCGCCCTCATCATTCGCGGTCTGGGTATAGCCCTCTTCGGAGTCAAAGCCGAACCTGTCGGCAGTCTGACCCTGATACTCCACCAGTTCGATAATCTGAACGGCTTTCAGGCGAAGGCTGATCCCGGCCCCTACCAAGTCCGTGAAGTAAGGAACCAAATCCGCGCATACCTTCATCTTGGTTCCTGAACCAATACTGAGGGTTTTGCTGATCGGTTGCCCGGTGGCATCAAAGATCGCCGGACGGACTTCAAACGGTTCACCGCCATTGCGAGGGGTAATTTTGGCTTTCATTTTGAAGTTGAATTGAACGTTACCGGTTTCCTTGCCTTCGTCATCCGTGACCATTGAATACGGCGTGTTGGCGAGTTTAATCTTGCTGGCTTTCTTGGGGTTTTCCTTTTTGGCCGCTTCCAAAGACTCTTTCATGGCCACATCAATGGTTTTCATCAAGTCCTTGGCTTCCTTGAGGGGAAGGATTAAATTCACCCGGTATTCACCGTCCGAATCGAACTTGGTATTGGGACGGGTCAGGAAAGGGTAACTTGCCACGCCCGTTTGGGTGGTGACTTGTTTGTTTTTCTCTTTCGTTTTGGTTGCTGTCATAGTCATGACTCCTTTGCTTGGAAGCGTGAGTAAGGCATCAATTGGGGAACCTGGAGTGGCTGAAACACCGGAACGGGTATTTCCTGGGGAACCAGGACATAAGGCTCCGGGAGTTCAAACCAGTCTTTGATAACCGGGGATAAACGCTGTAATAACGGGTTATTCATAATGCACCTCCGTTTTGTTTGTTCTTAAGGCGTATAAAAGTAACTATTGGAATGACTGTCACTTAGTTACCTAGCTAGGCGAAGAAAAAGGCGCTTTGCTTGACCACCTCCAAATCCAGCTTGCCTTTGGGCGGAACCAAGGGCAGCTTGTTGGCGTTTCGGGACGAGATCAAATCAAGCAGTTGCGTTCGGAAGTCCTCCAGTACGTCGTCCTGGTACATCTCCACGAAAACTTCCCGGATGCACTGGGCTGAAAGCTCTGTATCAGCCGCCAGTGTGCCGTAACTGTCATGGACAAGACAGAACGATTCAAGGTCATACCGATCCACCGCCCGGTTGACATACAGGTGGAGGGCGGCGGCATCCATCGAGTGAACAAAGTTCGGAGAAATGCCGTCCGATTGGCGGCGCTTGTCTATCGCGTCCGTGTACTCCTGAAGGGTATGTTGAATGGGTTTGAGAATGTTTCCGTTCAACTGGGTTTTGAGTTGGCGAAAGCGGACTTCATGATAGGCTTGCTGAACGGGAAAGCCGGAAGGACTCGTCCAGTTGACCGGAAGCCCTTCCTTGGCGGCAAGGCTGGCTGCCTTGCGAAGCCACCCCATAACCCCACGGGCCGCGACAACAACCTCGCCGATGCTGTCCCAGACAAGCCCCGCCAAATAGAGGGACGCTTCAAAGATGTTGGATTTGTCGCCTTCGGCAAAGAGGTTGGATTGACCGGCATGCAGAGATTCCCATATATGCTCTTCGATGTATTCCCGGCATGCCTGACGGGTTCCACCATAGGGGAGAATCATGACAGGGCGTTTCGTGATCTTCCGGTCAATGCCAAATTCAAGCCACTGACGGGCCAGTTTGGAATCATCGTTTTTTAGTTTTTCGATAACCACATCGGCCACACGTTGGTATATGTCTTGTGGCTTGTCGCTGGGGATTAAATTGACCGCCTCGCCGCCGATATGATCGCGCAACATGGCGCTGAAATGCTGAAGACCGTTGCAACTGCCATCCAACGCAATGGGCAAGTGGGAAACGTACCCGTAACCCTCTTTCAGGTATCCGGCCCATTCAAAACAGAAGGCGAGAAACTGCCAGGGCTTATCCGCTTCTGTCCATTTCCGATAACCAAATGGGTCATCCGCTATGGCGAGAATGGTGTCTTGCATCCGATGGATGAACTGAACACGCTCTTCCAGACTGACTTTATCGTAGCCATAGACATTGGCCCCATGAATGGCAAGCCAGTTTCCCGCCGTTTCGTTGGTAATCGGCTTTCCATTGGCGAAGGTCAACAGTGCTTTGGAAAGATCGGTGCTTTGCGGGTTTAAGAAATGGGGAATGGCATATACCCGGCCCCGGAAATCGAGCATGTGGGGAAAGTAAATCCGGGCTTCATCCTTGAACTTGTGGGCCAGATACAGCACCTTGCTGACCAGCAAACGCTTGGAACGGTTGGTGATATTGTTTTCATAAATCCGTGCCGCCTCTCTCTTCCAGTCAATAAAAATCTCGAACTGGGAGGGTGTCATGTCCTTTGGGTTCAAGTCGGAAGGGAAAGGACAGGGGCGTGGTTGGGAATCGTCCCTTGGGGGCAGGTTGGCTATTTCGGAATCAACGTCCCACAAGGCATCGGCTACCGTGAGAACCTGTTGATTGATTTTCCAGGGCGTTTTCTGGAGATGGTTAATCGCCTGATAAACCAGCGGCATGGGAACGTTTTTCAACTCTTCCAGGTAGGGCTTGTTGTACGTTTTTACCAGACGCACTTGTCGGTTAATGTTGGTGAGATACCCGCCTTCGGTTGGGGAAGTCCAGTCCCTTGGCTCAATCACCATCGGGTAAAACGAAGGGGATAGCACTTCACAGAGCTTGTTTTCTTTCTCGAACCAGTGAAGTGTTTCCTCCGTTGCCGTGATGTAATAGCGGCCATCGCCCTTCATGAGAATTTCAGCCAGACGGGTCGATTGAATCAGGATGTGGATACAATCCTCGCCCAGTCGCAGCTTGTCGGACTTGGGCCACGGTGTCCACTCGATTTCATTCTTGTTCATGTAGTGAACAAAAACCGTTCGCTTGTGATCGTAGGATGATTTGTTCTTAACCTTGTTATGGATTTGCTGGTAGAGCTTCGGGTCTCTTTTCTCAAAGTACCGGAGTCTCGTTTCATCTTCGATTAACTCCCCTATATCCAAAGCTGCCTTGGTGAGAGTCACCCGTTTGGTGATGCTATTCAACACGGATTTCAGGGTGATAAACGCAATGCTTTCAGCATCCAGCAAGCCCAGATAGTAATGCGTCTTGGGAACCCTCACGCCCTTGGAGGGCTGTATAAATGTTTCGATAGCCTTGGTTAGAGGTTGTAGCGTGTTTTTTAAAATCTTAAGACCGGCCTTTGTTGACGCTTGTAAATCCTTGGTGGCGGCCTTGGCAAGATCGTTTCGATACCGGGCGATACCGGCTCCGATCATTTCCTCTTCAAGTTGTAGCTGTTGATCATGTTTGGATTGCACGTTCAGGTTTGTCATGACATTGCCTCCTTGTGTTACCTCTGCATGCACCGTTGCCCTGGTTCTTAAGGCGTATGAACGTAACTATCGGAATGACTGTCACTTAGTTACCGTATTTGGGATAAAAAAAAGGGCACATAGCGCTCTGGATAGTGCCGTACCACACTGAAATGCACTATCCATAGGCTTTATGCCCATGTTGTATATGGCTTTAAACATTAAAACCCCGTCATAGACAGGGTTTTAGTTGGTTTTATATGTTTTTATGTCAAAAAAGCCCGAAAATACCGCTATTTACTGGACTTCAGGATGGAAATCAGCTTGTTTTTGATTTCCGCTCCCTTCTCGGACAGGTAGGCGTCTTTGTAGGCGCGGTTCTCTTGATTCTCTGCGGTATAAATAACCCGATAACCTTCCTTGTAGGTTCCCCCTCCATAGCGCTGATCAGCCAAGGCGTTTACCTTTTTGGAAGTTCGGCTGGTATCGTTATCATACCGGCTGGCCAGATCAATCATGGGGTATGGGCTTTTCTCGGCAATCAACAGGAAGAGAGCAAGATTATCCAGGGTAAGACGTGGAGAAAACGTCTCATTAAGAAATTCGATACACTTAATCAAGCGTCTGATTTCGGGACTGCTACTCATGGGTTTAAACTCCTATCGTTGTCACTTTCTGATAGTCTGGACAAAAAAGAGGGTCTTTCTCCAAGTGACCGTCTAATCATTCTACCCCATAAACTACCTTGAGGCTAATAGTTCCAGCAGGGATGATACTCATAGCGTTTGGATGCCCTGGTAATCCCGGTAATCTCAAGCGCTTTGGGTACAACCTTGTTTGGAACCTCGTAAAACCCACCCGTGGCATGGGTTTTCCAGGAGTAAAAGCCTTGGGGTTTATCCGCCAGCAGGGAAAAGAGCTTATGCCTTGCCCGGTGGGAACCGCAACGTAGCAGGATTTTTCCGGCGCAATCCTCAAAACATTGACGTGCTGTAGGTGTTTGCAATCTCTTACCACACTTGGGGCATATATTAACTTCAAGCATTTTAAAAACTCCTCTTGTTCAGGCTGTCTCATCAGGAGCGGTAGCCTATCCCCGCTCGACCGGCCAAAGCCGGTTTCGACGGGTTAATATTCATCCGGGAGCAAAACCACGGTTTGAGCCGTGGGATCATAGCTTCCGCTCGTCTCGTTGATGGCCCAGAACTTCAAACCCTCTTTGAGGTCTGTATAGTCGATGTCCTGACGGATCAGGGTCTTATCGGCGCTGTTGCCTTCCTCGTCATGCTCTTCCTGGGTAATTTTGAAAACAGCCTTTTGATCCGGGCTGACTTCAACGGTTACGATGAGGCAATAGTCAACGCCTTTTTCCTTGGCGAGGGTTGGCACGTAAGAGGCCAAGGTATCCAACACCCAAAAGCATTTGTTTCTTTCGCAGTAGTTCATAACGCCACTGGTAGCGATCCAGTTTTTGGCAAAGGGGTTGAAGCGGTAATACATATCCTGTTCATAGACTGCGTTCATGGTTGTTACTCCTCATGGTTTACTGACAATGGAGGGTGATCCCTCCCTACAATCCCTGAACGTTAGGGACTGAAGGGAGAGAGCCGCACTAGGCGGCTTCCTCCATTGATTCCGGCTCTTCCAGTTCACCGGATACCTTGAGAATGAATTGATGGGCTTTGCTGGCCTCGGTAGCGGCCTTGAATATGGCTTTCTTGTCGTTCTTGAGAACCCGAAGCCATGAGGCAATATAGGAATCGTGTTGTACGTTCCCTTCCAGGCCCAGATCGGCAAACAGGAAAGCCGATCCCATTTCGGCGATCAACTCCTCAAAAGCATAAGCCTCATCCCCGAATCGGCCTTTGAACTCCCGCTCAAGCCTGGAATGGTGGCCCGTCCAGTGCGTCATTTCATGGAACAGGGTGCAATAATAATCCCCCTGGGTTTTGAAGCGTTCTTTTTTCGGCATGCTGATAAAATCGAACGTTGGGGAATAGCAGGCCCGAACGCCTGCGGCTTCAAACCGGAGATCAACCTTGTTGACCTGGATGATGCCCTCAATATGTTGGAGGTCATCCCATGTTTGTTCCCGCTTGATAGCGGGTTTTGATTCGATGCCTTCACACTGATCCAGGTTGAAGACGTTGTACCATTTCATAAACGGGATGCGCTTGTGCTTGCCGTCTTCCTCTTTATCCAGGAAATTCCAGTAAACAACGGTAGTCGATTTTTCACCGCGCTTGACGTTGCCGCCTAATTGTTCGGCTTGTTTGTAGGATAGCCATGCGTTGGCTTGATAGCCTTTTTCCTGTTGGGTTGCCCAAAGAATCGGGATATTGATCCCACGGTAGGAATAGCCCGTTTTGACGTTGTACGGGATGCCCTCAAAGCCACCGTAACGGGCTTGATCCCAAGGGCATTTCCAGGGTCTTACGCCTTGTTCCAGGGAAACAATGATCTTGTCGGTGATCTCCTGATAGAGATCGCGCTTTGGTTTGTTCATGGGTTGTACTCCTCATTGGTTACGTCACTTTCTTACAGAAGGTCACTTAGTTACCGTCTTTGGGATAAAAAAAGAAAGTCACTTATTGAAAGACTGTAACTTAGTTACCTTCATGTAATACCTCATCCCCCGCCTTGTCAACCCATCAATTTTTTTAACCCTCTTTTTGGAGGGCTTCCGATTTCCGAAAATAAGGCGTAAATACTCCACACACTGAACCAACACAAAAGAAAGTTTCATCCCGATGCTTGGAAGTGATTAAAAATGGTGAAGCACGGGAACATAATCGGAAATCGATATAAACGCTCCCTAGAAACGGGATTGTTATGTATAGGTCTCTCATTGCCAGGGATCACACTCCATGCTTGGTGATCGTTGTAACCCATTGCACCCATTTTATCTACATTATTCCACATTACTTTAATTTTTAAACCTGTAAACCATTGTCCCTATTGAGTTATAGCTATACACCCTCAAACAATAGATAAGGGAAATGAATGCGGATAAAAAATCCGGGTTAGAATGACAGGGCTAGGATGCTTGGGAATAGCTAGTTTACCGGGCCAACTGTGGAAAAACTGGGGAATCTCTTGTTTTTATGGTGGTGGTGTATATGCCTGTATCCCAGTATATTCAATGGTTTACAGGTTTTAGAGAGCATCCATAACAGGTATGCAGTCTGGCGCTATAACGACTCTTGATTTCCATATAGGGCCGAGAGACCGGGTTGAGGGGGGAAGCGGGGATCGTCGGCATACGATATACCCTTTCACAAATTTCCTTCAAAAAGTAGCCTGAAAGAAAAAGAGAAGGCAGTGGACTCCGTGAGGAGGGCACTGCCTTTGCTATGAGGAGTGTGTAGAGAAAGGAGACAGGTTAAACACCGTTTTATAGCTGTATTAAATCTATATGCTGGCTTTCCGCTTCCCTCTAAAGGCGTATGAACGTAACTTAGTGACCTTCCTACGCCTTTAGAGGAAACAAAACCATGAACGACCCATTTCCACATATACCACTGCCCCTGCTGGAGGAGCTAAACCGCCGCTTTCCAGAGCGCTCTGCGGAGCTGGCCTGGAGTGACCGCGAGGTATGGCTTAAAGCGGGTGAGCGAAACGTGGTTCGGTTCTTGAACGAGATGTACCAACGTCAGAACGAAAACATATTGGAGCCATAAAGCACATGTGCGGATCAAAACCAAAAGTACCCAAGATTCAGCCGGTCAAAGCGCCGGATGTTCCACTACCACCTCCACCGCCGGAACCAACCCCGGAAGCGCCGGAATTGAACGATGACAGAAGGCGTCAGAAAAACGAGTCCGGTCAACGGGCCGCCAAGCGTAGCGGCACTCGCAGTTTGAGAATCGATCTTCTGATTCCCGGCCCAGGTTCGGGACTAAACCTTCCCAACTGATGGTGTCTATATAAATGAATGCCACCTACGTCGGTTCGGCGGAGGCGCGTTATCGTGAGCTTGAATATCGACGTGCTGTTTATTTGGAACGGGCAAGAGAAGTTTCCAGGTACACGATTCCAAGTTTATTGCCTCCAAACGGGCATAGTTCAACCACGAAACTGGAAACACCTTATCAAGGCGTCGGCGCTAGAGGCGTCAACAATCTGGCTTCCAAATTACTGCTGGCGCTACTACCGCCAAACAGTCCGTTTTTCAGGCTCAAAATTGAAGATTTCACGTTACAGGAATTGGAAAATGCTGAAGCCGGTTTAAAGACGGAAGTTGAAACCGGTTTGTCCCGGATTGAGCAAGCGGTCATGACGGACATTGAAACGTCGTCAGACCGGGTTGCCGTGTTTGAAATCCTTAAACACCTGCTAATTGCCGGTAACGTGTTGATGGATATGTCCCAGGATGCGGTTCGGGTCTTCCACTTGGATCGCTATGTTGTCCAACGCGATCCGATGGGCAATGTTCTTGAAATTGTTATTCATGAAACGATTGCCCCGGTTGCTCTGCCGAAGGAAATCCGGGAGTTAATCGCCGGGCGGGTCGATTCCAGTGAAAAGAACGTCAACCTTTATACCTACGTCAAGCGTCACGGGAACCATTGGCGGGTTTTCCAGGAAATCAAGGGAATGGTTATTCCCAATTCGGAAGGAACCTATCCGCTAGACCGCTCCCCCTTTATTCCCTTGCGGGCCATTCGGATTGATGGCGAAGACTACGGACGCGGATACGTTGAAGAGTACCTGGGCGACTTGAAATCGCTTGAAGGTTTATCCAAGGCGATTGTGGAAGGCGCGGCTGCGGCTGCAAAAGTTCTTATTCTCGTCAATCCCAATGGCACAACCCGAATCAAGACCATTGCCGAAGCTCCGAATGGTGCAATTCGGGAAGGAAACAAAGAAGACGTTTCTGTTCTCCAGTTGGAGAAGTTTGCCGACTTTCGGGTTGCCCTGGAACAGATTCAACGCATTGAAGAGCGCTTGAGTTTCGCGTTTCTGTTGAACTCCTCTATTCAACGTAATGGGGAGCGTGTCACGGCGGAAGAGATTCGCTTTATGGCACGGGAACTGGAAGACGCCCTGGGTGGCCTTTATTCCATCCTGGCGCAGGAATTTCAACTTCCGTATGTGCGCCGGAAGTTATACCAGATGGAGAAAACAAAGAAACTTCCCACGCTTCCCAAGAATACGGTCAAGCCGATGATCATTACAGGTTTGGAGGCATTGGGCCGTGGTCACGACTTGAACAAGCTCGATGTATTTATTGGCGGGCTGTCCCAGACGCTTGGCCCGGAAATTCTCGCCCAATATATGAACCTTGATGATTACATTTCCCGCCGTGCGGTGGCAATCGGCATTGATACCAAGGGTCTCATCAAGTCCAAAGAGGAAATTGCGGCGGCTCAACAGGCCGCCCAGCAACAGGCCATGCTTAGTCAGTTTGGCCCGGAAATGATCAAGCAAGTTGGTAATTATGTGTCGAAAGGAGGTTCCAATGCCCAAAGCCAAGAAACAGGACAATAACGAGTCCGCCATGAAAGCAAAGATTGACGAGTTGCAGACGCAACTTCAAGAGGAAGCCAAAGCCCGCCAAGACGCGGAAGTACGCGCCGAACAAGCGGAAGATAAAAACGATCATTCCGTCAGAAAAACGGTAATGGCAGAAGCCCAAGCGGTTGCCGCTTCCCAAAAGCACCGGAAGCCCGTTATTTCAACGATGGCTGGTGGTATTACCCGAATTGATTTTTAAGAGGAGAATCATCAATGGTTGACAAGATCGAAGTCAAAAGTGAAGAGACCGGGGCGTTAGCTCCTGAAGAAAATTCACCAGCCAGTGGTGAAAATTCAACCGCCGAAGAAATAACCCAGGAACAGCGTCCGGGCTGGTTGCCGGAAAAATTTGGAAAACCGGAAGACCTGGCCCAGGCGTACTCCGAGTTGGAAAAGAAATTCACCCAGCAATCCCAGAACAACACCGATTCGGTGAGTGAATTGGTTGAAAGCGCCGGGATGAAAATGGAAGATTTGTCTTCCGAATATGAGCAAAGCGGCCAACTCAGTGAGGAGAGCTATGAAAAGCTGTCCAAAGTGGGCGTTGATCGGAAATACGTGGATGCCTATATCAAGGGTCAGGAGGCCATTGTCCTTCAGTATCAGAGTGACGTTTTCAACGTGGCCGGTGGCCGTGACAACTATATGAGCCTGATTGACTGGGCGGCCAAAAACCTGACAGCGGATGAAATCAACTCATTCAACACCATCGTCAATGCCGGTGACTTGGAAGCGGCCAAGATGACGGTCAAAGGGCTTACCTCTCGCTTCCAGGATGCCGAAGGCCGTGAACCGGTATTAGTCCGTGGCGCTGCCAGTGGTTCCGGTGAATCGGTCTTCCGTTCTACCGCCGAACTCAAAACGGCAATGTCTGACCCGCGCTACAAAAACGATCCGGCATACCGGGATGACGTGATTCAGAGATTGTCACGCTCAAACATTTTCTAACTGGTTTAGGGGCCGATGGGAACGCCTTACGGTACACCACTTTGCTGGTGACGAAGGAAACGAGGGTTCAACTCCCTCCGGCTCCACCATTTTGCAGTGCCCCTTCTTAGGGGGCTGCTACCTCACCATTCGCATGGCGGTTCTGTCTTAACGCAGAACTGCGTTCTGCTTGGCTCCCTGCGGGGAAAAACCTGTGTGGACGGTGATTATCGGTGATGTAGCCAAGTTACTCACGTAATCAATCGGAGAAACAAGGCTATGTCTAACGCAACTCCTTCGCGCTTAGGCCAGATTAACCAGTCTGGCGACGAAAAAGCGCTATTTCTCAAGGTGTATGCGGGCGAAGTCCTGACGGCGTTTTCTGAAACAAACGTCATGATGGACAAACAAATTGTCCGCACGATCACTTCGGGGAAATCTGCCCAGTTTCCCGCTACCTGGAAAGCGGATGCCGCTTATCACACACCGGGTAACGAGTTATTGGGTTCTCAGAAAGTCAAGCATGCGGAGCGAATCATCCACATCGATGACTTATTGGTGTCCGACACCTTCATAGCAAACATCGATGAGGCGATGAACCACTATGACGTGCGCTCTATCTACTCCGTGGAACAAGGTCGCGCCCTGTCCCGGAAGTTTGATAAACAGTGTCTTCAGGTGGGCGTTCTCGCCGCTCGTGCTGCCGCAACGATCACTGGCGGTTTTGGCGGTACAAAACTGATCAACGCCGCTTTTGACACGGATGCGGATACCCTGGTGGCTGGCATCTTCAATGCCGCCCAGGTAATGGACGAGAAAGACATCCCTGAAGACGAACGTTACTGTTTCGTTCGGCCAAAACACTATTACATGCTGGCCCAGTTGACCAAAATCTACAACAAGGACTGGGGCGGTATGGGTGTGTACGCCGAAGGGAAAATCATCAAGGTTGCCAACGTCCAGATTGTCAAAACGAACAACCTGCCCAATACCAACATCGCTTCCGCCGAAACGGGTACGAACAACACCTACCACGGTGATTTCTCAAACACCGTCGGTCTGGTGATGCACAAATCCGCTATCGGAACGGTGAAGCTGTTAGATTTGGCGGTTGAGTCGGAATACCAAATCACTCGTCAAGGCACGTTGATGGTATCCAAGTTCGCTGTCGGTCACGGTATCTTGAGACCGGAATCGGCTGTGGAACTGGCTAAAGCCTAATTGATGGAGGAATAATACGATGACTATTGCATTGTTATCGGGCCAAACCTCCAACGGTTCAGGCTCGGCGGTTACACTCAGCGCAAAAATCGATGGCAACCAGATTGGGATTGCCGTTTTTGGAACCTTCGGTGGTGGCACGGTCACTATCGAAGTGGCACTGGACGGCACGAACTATGTGGTAATGGACTCTTTTACAGCGGCGGCATTCAGAAACTATAAGATCGCCGTTGATAATGGGTCTAAAATTCGGGCTACCTTGGCCGGTTCAAGCGGTGCTAACGTCAACGCACTGATGAGCGGGGCTTTTACGGGTATCGCCCGGACTGATGCCTAATTGAATCCAATGAGAAAGCCGCTTGGGATAATTCCTGGGTGGCTTTCTCTCTTAGCTTTGTGAGGGTTTTCGATGTCCACGACACCACCATTACTGACGGAAACAGAAGCCGTCAATACAATGCTCTCCGTTATCGGGGAAGCGCCCATCAACGATTTGTCGGGAGCTTCCACAACGGATGTCATACAAGCCAAAGCGATCCTGAACGAGGTTTCCCGGCAAGTCCAAACGGTGGGCTGGCACTTCAATACGGAAAAGGATTATTCCCTGGTTCCCGACATCAACCAGGACATCATCCTGGCTTCCAACATGGTGAAGGTGGACGTGGATTTTAATGCCGATGTGGATGTCGTCCAGAGGGGAGCCAAGCTGTACGACAAGAAAAACCACACGTTCAAATTTACCGAATCTTTAAAAGCGGAAATTGTCTTTCTACTTCCCTTTGAGGAACTGCCACAAGCGGCAAGGCAATTCATCATGATTCGGGCCGCCCGGATATTCCAAGACCGGATGGTTGGATCGGACAGTCTCCACGGGTTCACGGTGGACGATGAAAAACGGGCCTTGGTGGACTTGCAGGAAGCGGAAGGCGATACCGGGGATTACACCATTTTCGATAGCTGGGGCGTGGCCCAAATTTTGGATCGGTAAGCCCTATGCCGCTGGTCAATGGTTCGATCCCCAACTTGATCAACGGGGTGTCTCAACAGCCTGCGCCTTTAAGATTGTCTTCACAGTGTGAAGAGCAGATCAACGCTTATTCGTCTGTTGTTGAAGGGCTGAAGAAGAGGCCGCCGCTTGAATACGTTGCCAAACTAAACAACCTGCAATTGGGGAGCGCGTTTGTTCACACCATAAACCGGGACAGTGTGGAGCGCTACGTGGTGATTATCACCGATGAGGATTTGAAAGTTTATGACTTGTCTGGCAATCAAAAAACAGTGGCTTTCCCGGATGGAACGACTTATCTGGATGCCGCTGATCCAAAAACCAGTTTTCGCGCCCTGACCATTGCGGATTACACCTTTGTTGTCAACCTATCGAAAACCGTAGGTTACACCGCTACCAAGTCTCCAAAATATGGAAGCGCGGGGCTGGTATTTGTCAAACAGGCCAACTCCAACAGCAACTACAAGGTCTTTGTGGATGGGGTGCAAAAAGCCAGTCATGCCACAACCACCAGTAACATCCAAACGGAATACATCGCAACCCAGTTGGCAACGCAATTAACCACCAACCTGGGAGCCGGTTGGACGGTGACACGGGTTCAATCCACCATCGAAATCAAGAAAAACGATGCCACGGCATTCAAGCTGGATACGGAAGACAGTCAAGCGGGTGGCTCCCTGAAATCGGCCAAGGAAAAGGTACAACGGTTTTCCGATCTGCCTACGGTGGCTCCCAAGGATTTTCTTATCGAAGTGGTAGGCGATAACAGTTCCAGCTTTGATAACTACTTCGTGAAATTTGAAACCAGCGATACGGGAAGCACGTTTGGAACCGGTGTCTGGGTGGAGACGGTCAAGCCGGATATTGACTGGGAGCTTGATCCTGCAAAAATGCCACATACGTTGGTTCGGCAATCGGATGGCACGTTCAAGTTTCAGAAATCAACTTGGGGGAAACGGATTGTCGGGGATGCAGACTCGGCTCCCGATCCGTCATTTGTGGGCAGTATGATTAACGATCTCTTCTTTTTCAAGAATCGTCTGGGCTTTCTGGCGGATGAGAATGTTATTTTCAGCCGGGCCGGTGAGTTCTTTGAGTTCTTTCCAGAAACCGTCACCGCCGTATTGGATAGCGATCCCATTGACGTTTCAGCCTCCAGTAACAAGGTTTCCATTTTAAGGCATGCGATTCCGTTTGATGAAAACCTGCTTTTGTTCTCGGATCAAACGCAATTCGTTTTAGCGGGTGGGGATATTCTGTCATCCAAGACGGTCTCCATTACCCAAAAAACCGTATTTGAGAACTCGAAAATAGCCAAGCCGGTGGGGGCTGGCAAGAATGTTTTCTTTGGAGTCAATAACGGAAAGTTTACTCAAATCCGGGAATACTTCGTTTCCGAACAGAACGAGACCAACGACGCGGCGGATATTACCGCCCATGTGCCCAAATATATTTCAAAAGACGTTACAAAATTGGCGGTTGCAACCAATGAAGACCTGTTGTGCGTTATTTCTCCCGATGCGGCCAATACGATTTACGGCTACAAATTCTATTGGCGCGGGGATGAAAAACTCCAATCCTCATGGTCGAAATGGACATTCGGCTCCAACTGTTCGATTTTGAACATTGATTTTATCGAGTCCGTTCTATACGTGGTAAGCCAACGATCCGATGGTGTTTATCTGGAAAAACTGAATGTCGCGCCAAAACAGGTGGACGTTAATTCCACCTATTTAACCCATTTGGATCGCCGAGTTCAAAACAATACTTCGGGTGTGTCGGTCAACTATAACAGTTCCACCGATGAAACCACCTGGACGCTTCCTTACGCGGTGTCCGATACGATGCAGGTGGTGACACGGGATAGTACCGTTGGATTGAAGGAAGGGATTGTCATTCCGGTGATTCAACAAACCGGTTCCACGGTGAAAGTAAAGGGCAAGTACGATACCGAAGACGTGTTCATTGGACAAAAATATGAAATGCGCTATACCTTCAGTCACCAGTTCATTCGTCAACAAACCAGCAACGGCTCTGAACAGGTGGTGGTTGAAGGACGCCTGCAACTTCGATCCTGGACAATCCTGTTTGAGGACACCGGCTTCTTTATTGTCGAGGTGATGCCAAAATATCGAAACACCTCCCGCTACAAGTTTACCGGCAGTGTTCTGGGTTCCGGGAACAACCTGATCGGCGTGATTCCCCTGGAGGATGGGAGCTACACTTTCCTGGTTCAGTCCAAAAATGATCAGGTTCAAATTGATTTGGTTAATGACACGTTTTTACCCTGCCACTTCCTGAGCGCCGAATGGGAAGGGCTATACTCGAAACGGAGCGGGTAATGCCATATTTGAAGCCTGCCACGCTTGAAGACGCCGTGATTTTATCGAAAGACCTTCGGCCCGAAGACGAAGCTGAAATTCGGGCGATGAGTGGACAAGAGCCGGTAGAATCTCTGATTCACGGGGTCATGTATTCCAATCTTCCGGTTTCGATTATGGATGACGATGATTCGATCATGGGAATGTTTGGCGCGGTTCCCTACGGTTCGGAACCCAGAATCGGAGCGGTCTGGATGCTGGCCTCTCCTAGGCTATTGAATCATCGGCGTCAGTTCGCCCGTGAATCACGCCAGTGGATTGAAGCCATGCTGTCACATTATGACGTGTTGTTTAACGTGGTGGACGAGCGAAACGACGTTCATGTCCGATGGCTCCAGTGGTGCGGTTTCACCTTCATTAACCGTCACCCGAAACTGGGTGCGGCTCAAATCCCGTTTTTAGAGTTTGTCAAAATCAAAGAGGAACAAGCCAAGCATGTGTGAACCGGCTACCATTTCCCTGGCCCTGGGCGGATTGGCGATTGTCACCAGCGCCGCCACGGGAATTGCTTCCTACGTGGGGCAATCCCGTCAGGCTCAGGCTGATGCCGCCTATCAAACCCAACTGGCCCAGGCCAGAAACCAGGAGATATTGGAAAACGCCCGTTTAGCCAACGAAGCCTATCTCAGGCAGTCGGAACAACTGAACCTCCGACAACAACAAGAGTCTGAACAAGCGTCCCAAAATATTCAAAAGGGCCAAATCGACGCCGCCAAGCAACGGGCAACGGCAAGGGTGGCGGCGGGTGAGGCCGGGGTTTCCGGGTTGTCGGTTGAAAGCCTGTTTGCCGACTATTACCGGCAGGAAGACGTATTCAAGGAAAGCGTCCGCCGTAACCGGGAATTTAGC